GAGAATATTGCAGACAGAGGTATATGGACAGCAAAGAAAAGATACATATTAAATGTATGGGACTCAGAAGGAGTTAGATACAATGAACCCAAGATGAAGATCATGGGTCTAGAAACTGCTAGGTCATCAACACCAGCATACTTTCGGGATAAATTATATGCAGCGTTTCAGATTATTATCGGCAAAGACAATGATGAGCTTATCTCTTTCATCAATGGAGTCCGCAGCGAAACAAGGGAGCGACCCTATGATGAAGTCGCCTTCCCACGTGGAGTCAACAATCTATCCAAGTACAGACATCCAACAAACATTTACTCAAAAGGAACCCCGATCCATGTCAGAGGGGCACTCTTATACAACTGGTACGTCAAAAAATATAAAGTAGAACATAAGCATCCATTTATACAGGAGGGTGAGAAGATCAAGTTTATGTACTTGAAAACACCTAACCCTCTACATGAAAACTGTATCAGTTTCTTTGGTGAACTGCCAAAGGAATTTGGTATAGAGAAATATGTTGATTATCAAACACAATTTGAGAAGAGTTTCTTGGAACCTTTGAAAAACGTGCTACAATGTATAGGGTGGACACACGAAAAAGTTATTACTATAGGGAGGTTCTTTGAATGACTAGAAAAGTCTATGTTGTCACTTGGACTAACCACGTCGTTGGTCAGATTGATACCGATAGCATCAAATGTTTTGAGGACTATGAAACTGCTCGTTCGTTTGCAAAAATGATGAGTAGTGATTATGATTATGTAAATTTTTATGAGGATGAAGCAACACAATGGGATTTTTAGATACAGTAATTAAGGACAGTGGCAATGAGTTTGCTAGTATAGTAAGTGATGGAGTTGCTGCGGGTGACGTAGACAACTATGTTGACACTGGTTCATATATTTTTAATGCTCTTTGTAGCGGATCAATATATGGAGGGATACCTTCTAACAAAGTTACTGCACTTGCAGGAGAGAGCAGCACAGGTAAAACATTTTTTGCACTAAGTGTTGTTCGTAATTTTTTAGATGCAAATCCTAAAGGAGGAGTCATATACTTTGAGACAGAATCTGCTATCTCTAAAGAGATGATTGAGTCTCGTGGTATTGATTCTCAACGTATGGTATTGTTTCCAGTATCTACTATTGAAGAATTTAGAACACAAGCTTGTCGTATCGTAGACAAGTATATGAAAGAACCAAAGAGAGAACCAATGATGTTTGTTCTTGATTCTCTTGGTATGTTATCTACATCTAAAGAGATGGAAGATGTCGCTAACGATAAACAAGTTAGAGACATGACTAAATCACAATTAATCAAAGGTGCATTTCGTGTATTGACTTTGAAACTAGGTCAAGCAAAGATACCTATGATTGTGACAAATCATACCTATGATGTAATAGGATCTTACGTACCTACAAAAGAAATGGGTGGAGGAACAGGACTCAAGTATGCAGCATCAACTATCATCTACCTTGGTAAGAAGAAAGAAAAGGATGGCACAACACTTGTTGGTAACATAATAAAATGTGAAGCAAAAAAATCTCGATTAACAAAGGAGGGAAGTAAAGTTGAAACTAGATTGTATTTTGATGAACGTGGACTGGATAAGTATTACGGATTATTGGAGTTGGGTGAACAGTATGGGGTCTTTGAACGTAAAGGAAATAGGATCGTTGTTGGTGGCAGCAGCGTATATCCTTCTGCAATTCTTAAAGACCCAGAAAAATACTTTACCGAAGGAGTAATGAAACAACTGGAGGAGGCAGCAAGAAAGGAATATAGTTATGGTGGTTGATACAATTTTATTTGGAGATTGTCGTGAGACTTTAAAAGAGTTTGATGGCAAGGCAAGAACTTGTGTCACATCACCACCTTATTATGGATTGCGTGACTACGGTGGAGAAGAGTCACAGATAGGACAGGAACAATCACCAGAAGAATACATAAAAAATTTAGTAGAAGTATTCAGATCAGTTCGTGATGTCTTAACTGATGATGGCACATTATGGGTAAACATAGGTGATAGTTATTACAACTATAGACCTGGTAAAGGACAAGCATTACCAAAACAAACTGTAAGTAAAACAAAACAAGATCTACCTGACAAGTGTGCTAAGAGAGGAAACAAATTAGAAGGTCTCAAAGAGAAGGACTTGATAGGTATACCATGGATGTTAGCATTTGCATTACGTGCAGATGGATGGTATCTACGTCAGGATATTATATGGCATAAACCTAATCCTATGCCTGAGTCAGTTAAAGATAGGTGTACTAAATCACACGAATATATTTTTCTACTTTCTAAAAATCGTAAATACTATTATAACAATGAAGCAATTAAAGAACCCGTCAAGCAAGACTGGGGCACTAGAGACAGGACTAAAGGTAAGTACCATAATCCTGGTACTGGGTTGGTTCCTCATAGTGGGTTATCCAAGTCTTATGACAGGAAAAATAAGCGAGATGTTTGGACTGTAACAAATAAACCATATAAGGGAGCACACTTTGCTGTGTATCCACCTGACTTAATTGAACCTTGTATCAAGGCAGGGAGTGAAGAGGGAGACATAGTTCTAGATCCATTCATGGGATCAGGAACAACAGCAGTTGTGTCCAAATCATTAAATAGACATTATATTGGTTGCGAACTACATGAAGACTATGGTAGACTAATACAGAAGAGACTAAGTGAGAAATCATTTGCGAGGTTAAAACTAGAATGACAGAACGAATAGAAGAATCAATTCTAAGGAACCTCATTTACAATGAAACTTATTATAGAAAAGTTGTTCCTTTTATAAAAGCAGATTATTTCCAAGAGTACCATGAAAAAATTGTATTTGAAGAGATTGCAGACTTCGCTGCTAAGTACGATAAAGTACCTACTAAAGAAGTTCTCACAATTAATCTCCAGAACCGAGGAGATCTTACAGAAGAAACATTCAAAGATTCAGTACAGGGAATAAATTCTCTTTCTGATGATTGGGTTGATTACGACTGGTTGTTAGATGCCACAGAAAAATGGTGTCAAGACCGTGCTATATACTTAGCACTCATGCAGTCTATTAAGATTGCTGATGGCGGAGAAACTAAGTTTACCAAGGGTGCTATACCTAGCATCTTACAGGATGCTCTTGCTGTCTCCTTCGACGAACATATAGGACATGACTACATTGAACAATCATCAGACAGATATGAATTTTATCACAGGAAAGAAGAAAAAATTCCCTTTGATTTGGAAAAGTTTAACTTTATTACGAAAGGTGGTCTCCCTAACAAGACTCTCAACATCGCTCTTGCTGGTACAGGTGTCGGGAAGAGTTTATTCATGTGCCACATGGCTGGTTCCGCCCTCACTCAGGGCTACAACGTTCTCTACATTACATGTGAAATGGCAGAGGAGAAGATTGCTGAACGAATTGACGCAAATCTTCTAAACGTAAACGTCAAGGACATCATGGAACTTCCTGAGGTTTTATTTAATTCAAAAGTAAATGAGATCTCTAGAAAAACACAAGGTAAACTGATCATTAAAGAGTACCCTACTGCATCTGCACATGCAGGACATTTTAAGGCACTCTTAAGTGATCTTAAACTGAAGAAAGATTTTGCACCTGATCTTATCTTTATAGACTATCTAAACATTTGTGCATCTGTTAGATATAAAGGTGCTGTTGTTAACTCGTATACTTATGTTAAAGCGATTGCTGAAGAGCTTCGGGGTCTTGCTGTGGAAAGTAATGTACCTATTATCTCTGCCACTCAAACTACTCGTAGTGGGTTTGGTAACTCTGATCCCGATCTCACTGACACTTCTGAGTCTTTTGGTCTCCCTGCCACTGCTGATTTTATGTTTGCCCTTATATCTACTGAGGAGCTCGAGCAACAGGGTCGCATCTTGGTCAAACAACTTAAGAACAGATACAACGACCCGACTGCCTCAAGAAAATTTATTCTGGGAATTGACAGAGCGAAAATGAGGTTGTATGATGTAGCAGAAGATTCATCTGCCATCAATATAGAAGATGAAAAGGTAGGAGAAACCTTACAACAATTCTCACAAACACAAAACCGATTATCTAAATTTGCAGAATGGAACGTATAAAGCATGTGGACTTTGATAGGTACACTCATTTCGTGGATGCTGTCACAAGCACTCCTAGTAAGGATTTTAAATCTCTTGTTGATCGCTTGGGTGAACTTGACAGAGAAGGTGCCAATATTGAACGCCTTACCACTGCTGGTGTTGGGATTAATGCTGAAGGTGGAGAGTTCCTTGAGATCATTAAGAAGATGGTATTCCAAGGTAAACCATGGAACGAAGACAACAGAGAACATCTGATCATTGAACTTGGTGACATCATGTGGTACGTAGCACAAGCATGCATGGCACTCGAAGTATCGTTTGATGATGTGATTGCTACCAATGTTAAGAAACTAGAGAAGCGTTATCCTGAGGGATCTTTTGACGTTTACTTTTCTGAGAATAGGAAGAAAGGAGATAGGTAAGTGGCATTCGACATCCTACCATCTACATTTGAAGAAGCTGGAAAAGCAGTAAAATTTATGAATGAAGCATCTGCTAAAGAAGCATTGCGTTTGTACAGATATTTGCTTCAAAATTATGGAGATGTCGTACAAAATCCTTTAGCATTTGATTCTAGTAAGAAGAATGAATGTAAGATTATAAGGTTGTTAGAAGGTGGATTTACTATAAAACAACTTACAAAAGAATTAAGTCTCACAAAATTGAGACCAGATTTTGGTGATGGTAGTAGAGGAAAAAAAGGAAAGAATAATCAAGGAAGTTTATTTGAGAGAGACATGGAAGTCGCTCTTAACAAATGGATTGATACAAATACTATACAAAACAATAAATACAAAAGTTTTCTCGAAGACATAATAAAATATTATAAGTTAGAAAAATGTCAAAAAATTATTGTAGTTCCTGAGGGTAAATCAAATAAAAAAAGACCAATGAAATTAGTAAGTGAACATTGGGAAGTGGGAACTGCATCATATACTAATGGATATGACATAGGTTCTACTGTTACTGATATAACATTAGATACTGAATGTGATAATGTAAAACGTAAAATATATCTTTCACTTAAAACTAGTGGTACAACCAACCTATCTAATCTTGGATTAAAAACTAATGTATTTCCCGTAGAAGAAGTTAAGGCAGGAAAAATAGAAAAGAAAGAAGGACAAGCATTAATAAGAACTTTTGGTTTGAATGAACAATTTTTATGTGCTACTTTTAATGAATATCAAAATGGAAATAGAAAATATCATCAAGTAGATACTAGACCAGTGTATAATCATCAATTAATAAAGGAACTTATAATGGGATCTCTAGGATATGGTTATCACTATGTGCATTTACAGAGAGGAACAAAAATTAAACATCTAGAAATAGATAAGAATTTTTTAGAAAGAGCATCCACTCCAAGAGATGTAAAAATAAGTTACGGTGGTGACACAGGAGGGAAAAAACGTGTTAATATACATATGGTGACTCCTGTATTTAACATGGTTTTTAACATCAGAAACACAACTGATAAAGGAACTACAGCAGATCCACTTCGTGTGTATCCTGACAAGTTACAGACAAAATATACAATCATAGGTGAGACTGTTGCAACAGGACATAAAGGAGATTCTACAGAAATAGCAGACGATAGTTAATGGCAAACGTAACTCAACTAAAACACCTTGAACATTTGGAAGATGAAATGCTCAACTATGGAGTTGATGGTTGTATAGCGTCTGTTAATTTTCTCAAAGAACTGAGAAAGATGCTTGGATGTGATAACAGTACAGGTTTTATGCAAACTAAATGGGATGGTGCACCATCAGTTGTATGTGGTACTGATCCTAATAGTGGTATGTTTTTTGTTGGAACTAAATCTGTTTTTGCAAAAAATTCTAAGGCATGTTACGATGACGTTGATGTAGATTTATATTATGAAGGAGATCTTGCAGAAAAATTAAAATATTCTTTGAAGTATTTTTCTACTTTAGGTATACAAGGTATAGTTCAAGGAGATTTACTGTTTACTACTGATGTAAAAAGAGAAACAGTTAGTGGAGAGAAATTATATACATTTACACCAAACACTATAACGTATGGTATACCTGTAGATCATCCTATAGGTGTAGCAACAGGTAAAGCAAAGATAGGTGTAGTTTTTCATACACATTATAGAGGTACTGATTTTCAAACTATGCAAGCAGTTGCTGGTGCAAAGGTAAAAGGATCTATTGATGTGTTATCTGTTGATAATGACACTCCAATGGATAGAGTTGGTTTGAATCATTCAGAAGAATTGTTGTTTGATAAGTATGTTGCTAACATAGAAAAAATGTGTGCTGAATCTGGAGACTTTTTAGATGAATTAACCACTCTTTCTGGTACTGCAGGAGATGCTAAATGGCATGTATCTTCATATCTCAAACAGTTTTTCAATAGTCAAATCAAAAATCAAAAGACTATATCAAATACAACAAAAGCACTCGAAGACTTGACTAATTTTTATCATAGTAAGGTAAAACCTCTTGCTGATAAGATAAAAACACCAAAGACACAGGTTGCTAAGAAGAAATTAATATATGATAGTGAAAACTATCTAATCAATAACGCTACAAAGTTCAAATCAATGCTAGGTTTGTACAAAGAGATACAAGAAATCAAGAAATTTGTCATTGATAAACTAGATAAACTAGAAACTTTTAAAACATTTGTACAAACAGACACAGGATATAAAGTCACAGGTCCTGAAGGTTATGTTCTACATAAGAATGGAGACATGATTAAGTTTGTTAATCGTCTTGAGTTCTCATACAATAACTTTACTGTTGCAAAGAAATGGCGTTAGTAACAAAACGATGCTATATGACATTTGGTAGGTTTCAACCACCAACTACAGGACACGAAGCAAACTTTAATAGTGTAAAACGTGCTGCTGGTACAGATGATTATAGAATTTACATTTCTCAGACAGTAGATACCAAAGGAAACAACCCTTTGCTGCCAGATAGAAAATTATTTTACATGAAAAAAATGTTTCCTATACACAAATCTAACATATACAGCGGACCTAGAGATCCAGTAGCAGTTTTGCAAGATATTATGATGGCAGGATATGATGAGTGTATATTTCTTGTAGGATCTGATAGAGTTAACGCTATGCAGTGGATTCATAAATATAATGGAGACGAGTATTCTTTCCGAAAGTTAGACATCGTATCTTCTGGTAGTAGAGACGCAGATGGTGACACATTTGCAGTATCTGGTACTAAAATGAGAAGAGCAGCGTTTGCTGGAGATTTTAAAACATTCAGATCTGGTATACCTACCAGTCTAAAAGAAGATGATTGTCGAATGATGATGATGGAAGTAGCAGCGAATTTACCCGCAAACTATAAATGATAAATTTTAAGAAATTACGAGAACAAGCACTAAGACAAGAGCAAAGACACGAAAAAGGTCTGAGCGAGGGTGATAGTGTCATGTCTTCAAGAACAGGAGTCAAAGGAACTATTCACAGAGTGGGTGGTAACTATGCAATTGTTATATCTGAAGAAGGAAAAATGTTCCGTGAGTGGATTAAGAATGTTAGAGCTATAAATAATACGAGAAGAACCTCCTTGTAAGTAAATGAAGAAGCAAGAAAGAATTAACACCGTCAGAAACAATGATGATTTTTCATCAGGTTTGATGGAACAATATAATAAGTGGATGGGTGGCGATTGCTTCCAAAACACTAACCTACCAGATTTACATTTATCTGAAGCACCTTTTGATGGCATGGATCCACAGTCTAATGGTGCAGAGATAGAGAATACTCTGGTTAAAAAGAAAGGTCCTAAGAAAGAATCACCTAAAGCACAACTTGCTACTAAGGAAGAGTACGAAGTTTTAGAACGTGAAGAGGTAGAGATTGACGGAGAACTATACGTCATAGAAAAGAGAAGATATGCTACTGAAGGTATGGCAGCAGCTCGTGATAACGTTGGTGCTTCTACATGCTGGAAAGGATATAAGGCAAAGGGAACTAAGAAGAAAGGTGGTAAAGAAGTTCCTAATTGTGTTAAAGAAGATGATTTTCATCATCAAAAAGATAAAGATGGTAACACAATTCCACACGAAGATGAGATAAAAGAAGGCAAGAAGGGTCTATATGACAACATTCATGCAAAAAGAAAGAGAGGTGAGTCTCCAGCAAAACCTGGTGATAAAGGATATCCTGCTAAGAATGCATTCAAAAAAGCAGCAGAGTCAGTTGAGCATGTAACAGAGAAGAAGTTAGATCCAGTTGGTAAGGCAGACGCTGATATCGACAATGATGGTGACGTAGATAAGTCTGATAAGTTTTTACACGCAAGACGTAAGAAAGTTAGCAAGATCATTGCTATGTCTAAGAAGAAAAAATGAAATCCTTTAATCAATTCAAAACTGATTCTAAGAAAAGAAAAGAAAAACTAAAGAACAAGAAGGTTGGCAACGTAGAAGTCATGCCCATTGTTAATGATGACGATGGCAAAGGTATGACTACTCGTGCTACTAATGAGGAGGTGTTAAATGAAAAGTCAGTCTCAAAGTCCCAACAAAGATTCTTCGGGATGGTTAGAAAAGCTCAAAAGGAGGGTGAGAAGAAAGCTTCCTCACCTGAGGTTGCCAGAGTTGCTGCCAGCATAAAGAAAAAAGATGCCAAGGACTTTGCATCTACTAAACATAAAGGACTACCAGAGAAAAAGGTAGCAAAAGAAGAGACTTGTGGTAAAGGACAGTACTATTGTAATGATACTCAGAAGTGTAAACCCATTCCAAAAGGTATGAAAGTAAGGGATGATGGGTTTTTAACTAAAGAATCATTCGAGTCAGGTGTAATGAAAGCGAGGAGATATCATAGGGTAGGAAAACTCATGTCATTCAAGGATTTCATGAAGATTATGGGTGAAATTTTGGGGGAATGGGAAAAGTAATAAATAGATACACACACATTATGGAATATTACCATGTTTTCTTTTCTACTACCACTTGCAACGAAAGTTATTTCGGACGCAGTAAACAAAATTCCTGACAACGAGGAACTTGGAGAAAAATTAATAGATATTTGCTTAGTTATCCTAGGTAAGGCAGTTAAACTGACCAAAACTGACATGGATGACAAGTTACTTGAGACTGTGAAGGCTGCTATTGCAGCAAAGGAATAGTCCTTTTATAAATAAAACTTAGAACAATACACGATTAGAGAAAAAGATGTCACTTATTGGAACAACGGATGCTGCTGCATTCTCAAATAGTGTTGGTGTCACCAATGGCGATGCCACCGTAACAAAGAACGCTGCTGACACCGTTGTCGGTGGTGATGTACTTGAAATTTCTGGTGTTAACTATATTGTTAAGACCATTACTAGCACTACTAGCATAGAATTACATAAAGTATATGCTGGATCAACTGCTACAGTTGCTGCTGCTAATGTAATTAAAAGAACTCCTCCAAAACAGGTTGCAGAATTTGTAATCTTAGGTGGAGACTCTAACAGTTATGAGTTAATTTTTGCTGATTCTACTGAGGGTTCTCTTGCTGAGAGTAAGTCTCGTGGAATTAAGAATCCTGGTTGGTGGTTATACAGAACATTTACCGATCACTATGGTAACACTCGTCATAAGGCAGAGTGTATAGCAGCGATGTCTGTTGCTGCTGGTGTATCTGGTGACGCATCTGATGATACCATTGCTGCTGAAGTTGCATCTGCTGTAACTATCACATCACAACCTGGTAACTCTGCTTCATCTTCTGGTGCTGGTACATTTGCTGTTGCAACAAGTACAACAGGAACACCTGGCACACTTGCTTATGTTTGGCAACGTCAGAAAGCTGGAACTAAGCGTTGGGTTAACATCACTGCATCACTTGATACAGGTATCACATATGCTAACTTCACTACAGCCACACTTGGTTACAGTGGACTTGCTGGTGCTACACTAGATGGTCAAAACTATAGAGTTAAGATCACTTCTGCCAATGGTACAGAAGAAGTTACCTCTAACGGAGCAGGAACTTTAACATTCGGATCATAATATGATATGAATATTAGTGAATTGAACCATGAAAACTGGTTAATCTTTGCAATTAGAAATTATAACAACCCGTTGTCAGTTACCTATTCAGACTTTGAAGAGGATTTAAAGAGATTTAAGTACATTAAAAGACTACTGAGAAGGTATGAAACAACGGGTGAGTTGAAGACTCACTTGATACTTAATCATGTGATAGTATTGTATAATGTCTTTGATGAGGCAGCAACACCGCTGCTATTCTATAGAGTAGAAGCAACATATTGGTCTATTATGAAGGCGTTTATGTTATTTCTAAATAGATTACCACCTAAACTTAACGAAGATGTTGACGAGGAATGTCTAAAACAACTGAATCTAATATGACTGAATCAATTAACTCTGCTGGTAATGGATCTGGTTTACAGTTACCACCAGCATTTGTCATGGTAAATCCTAGACAACATCGTAAGTATAAGAAAAATAATGAGACAGTGGATGGTCGTACCAAAGGTGCTAAAGATCTCTTCTCCCGTATACAACGCAGAAAAATGACTGGAACAAAAAAAGAACATACTGAAATTGAATCTCCCATCACTGAAGTAGTGTCCTCTGAAACAGAGAGAGCACAGAAACAAATCGGACAGATGAAAAAATTAAATCGTCAGAAAGATTTACAGAAAAAACGTGGTGAAGCAAAGTCTAAAATGATGAATAAGACAAAGGAGATGGATACTCTTATGAAGGCAAGATTATCTGACTTCAAAAAGAAAGCATCATCACAACAGAAAAAATTAAAACGTAATAATGAGGAAACTAACGTGAATAAAGATGTAATACTTGAAAAACAAGACGTAGTACAGGTCGCACTAGACGTTGCTACATCAGAACTTGCACCGCAGGGTGAAGGTCAATTTGCAAAGATCCAGTTTGGTGACGGATCTGTACAAAATCTAGATAACTTCTCAGCAAAGAGAATTGCAGCATGTTATGGTCAGTTGGATGATACACATAAGCAACAGTTCCAGTACATGCTGAACAAAGACGCTTCTACATATCAATCTGCACTTGATTTCGCAATCAGAAACGTGTAAGATTAGGAGCAATGTCTGACATTAACACAGCAATACTAGAAAGACTAGAAAAAGTTGTTGACACTCTTCAAGAAAACTCTATGAAGATGGGTCAACTTCTTGCTGTGCACAATGAGAAGTTAGACAAACAAGATAAGGTAGATGAAGTTCTGTTTGAAAAGTTAGACAGATTGTCAGCAGATCTAAACAGAGAAACAGCATCAATAAAGAAGGGGTGTGAAAGAGATATAAGATTGGTAGATGATAGACTACGTTTGATGGAGAAGAAGATGTGGACGATAGCAGGAGCGTTGACTGTTATATCGTTTATAGTCAGTCCAATAGGACAAAGAGTGCTCCAAGGCATAGTTGCAAACCAAAACTTGACAGAATCAATTCCAACACCTATAATAAGAACATTGAAGTAATCATTATGAATGTCGTATATCGACGATAAGTACATAAATTTAATATCTCCTCGCCTATCTCTCTTTACTCGCAAGAAAGCAGGACTCTACAATTTTAGATGTCCTTATTGCGGAGACAGTAAAAAGAGAAAGAATAAAGCAAGGGGATATTTTTTTAGAATTAAGGCAGACACTGTATACAAGTGCCACAATTGCGGTGTTGGTAGAACTTTGTCTAATTTTTTAAAGGATCAAGACATATTATTACATGATCAATATGTCATGGAAAAGTTTAAAGACTCTACCTCTAGTACAGGTAAAGGGTCTTACACACCAAATCCAAAACTTAATTTTTTACCTCCTAATTTTGTTAAATCTGCTACTGGTCTAGAAAAAATCTCAGACCTAAATATTTTTCACGAGGCTAGGAAATATCTAGAACAAAGAGGCATCAAAGATCTCGACTATTTCTACTATTGTCCAAAATTTAAAGAGTGGACTAATAAACAGAAGCGAACATTTGATACCCTCAGGCAGGATCATCCCCGCATCATCATCCCTTTCAAAGACAAAGAAGGTAACCTTTTTGGATACCAAGGCAGATCACTAGCACGCAATGCTAAACTTAGATATATCACGATCATGCTGGACGAGGAACAACCCAAGATCTTTGGACTGGATAGAATAGATACAAACAAATCAATTTACATTACAGAAGGACCTTTTGATGCGACGTTCATTAAAAACTCGGTTGCCATGGCTGGTTCCGATATTGATATTAGGGCGTTTGGTTGGAGCGATTATATTTGGGTATTTGATAACGAACCACGCAATAGAGAAATCGTCAACAAAATCTCCAAAGTCATTGACAGAGGAGATAAGGTAGTCATTTGGCCTAACAATATTCAGCAAAAGGACATAAACGACATGTCACTTGGTGGACATGATGTGCAAAAGATGGTAGAATCTAATGTATATCAAAAACTAGAAGCAAAACTTAAATTTAATAACTGGAAGAAAGTATGACAAACGGTCACGGAACCAAAGTTCGTAAGCGAGACGGGTCTCTAACACCCCTTAATCTAGATAAGATTCATAAGGTAGTAGAAGAAGCGTGTGAAGGGTTAGGGGGCGGTGTGAGTGCCTCTCAAGTAGAGATGAACTCAGGTCTTCAATTCTTTGATGGAATATCTACTAACGACATCCAAGAAATATTAATTAGATCAGCGAGTGATCTTATTAGTTTGGAAACACCAAACTATCAGTTTGTAGCAGCAAGATTGTTGTTGTATTCTGTTTATAAACAGGTGTTTGGATCTGAATGGGTCAATGGATTCACCAGTGTTTATGATCATGCGTCAAAATGTGCTGATATTGATGTATATGATAAGGATATTCTTGGTAAATATACAGAAGAAGAATGGGATGAAATTAATTCATGGATAGATCATGATAGAGACATGTTGTTTACCTATGCAGGACTCAGACAAGTCGTTGACAAATATCTTGTACAGGATAGAAGTTCTGGTGATGTTTATGAAACACCACAGTACATGTATATAATGATTGCTGTCACATTATTCCAAAATTACACTGAAAATAGATTAGATTACATA